CGGATGAATCTCATTCACAAGGAAGGGGATCACAGCCCAGCACACAGAACTCCGAGGGAAGTTTGTCCTCCCCCCGCTTGTCCAAGGCTACAACAGGCTGATGAAAGAGATCGAACTTGTGAAGCCCAATGTCATTGTTGCTCTCGACACCATCCCGACGTGGCTGCTTACTGGAGCTTGGTCTGTGGCTAAGTGGAGGGGGAGTCACCTTCGTCTGGCGTATGGACCGCAGCCAGCTCCACCAGGCAACGGGATTGATCCTGCACCGAAGGTCATACCCACTTATCCACCAAGCTGGGTGCTGGCACAGTGGCATCTACGAGTCCAGGTCGTGGAGGATCTGAAGAGGGTTCGCAGGGAAGCATCGAGTCGGATGTATCTCAACCTCCCAGATTGGAAATTCAAACTGCGCCCATCGCTTGAGGATGTAACTCATACATGCAATACGCTGTTACACCGACTCAACCAAGCGCACGAACCAGTGTGGATTGAACTAGACTTGGAGACTCGCGCAGGACACATTGCTTGTCTCGGAATGTCTTGGTCGACAGAAGACGCCATTTGCATCCCATTCATGTGCGTGGAGCGTATCCGTGGCTACTGGACTCCGTGGGAAGAGGCTAGAGTAATCTGGCTTCTGCATAAGGTGCTCACCCACCCGAAGGTTGCTGTTCGCTGGCAGAATGGTCTGTACGATGCACAGTATATCTGGCGCCACTGGCACTTCGTTCCGAATGGAAAGCAGGATACAATGATCTCCCACCACACTGCGTTTGTGTCTCTCCCAAAATCACTCGCAATGCAGTCATCACTCTACAGTCCGCACTACGTCTATTGGAAAGATGACGGTAAGACCTGGGAGCCGAACCAGCCGGAGGAGAAGTTGTGGGAGTACAACTGCATTGACTGTGTGCGGACACGGGAAGTAGGGGAGGCTGAACTCCAAATTCTGGAAGACCTAAAACTCCAGAAAGTCGAGGCATTCCAGCAGAAACTTTTCTGGCCGGTGTTGCGAGCAATGCAGCTTGGCGTCCGGGTGGATGAAGATCAGAGGAAGAAACTCAACACAGAAATCCAGCATGAGATAGCTGTGAGGGAAGACTGGCTGTGCACTATCTTGCGTAGTGACATTAACCTCAATTCCAGCGTCCAGATGCAAGACCTGTTCTACCAGCGACTCGGGCAGCCAAAGGTAATGTCTAGGCCGAAGAAAGGACAGACCCCTCACGTGTCCTGCGATGATGAAGCTCTAAATACAATAGCCACACGCGAACCACTGCTCCGCCCTATCATCAACGCTATAGCAGACATTCGCACACTGCAAGTCCTGATTCGGACCTTCATCAATGCACGAGTCGATGCGGACGGGCGGATGCGAAGTTCATTCAACATCGCTGGAGATGCCGATGCCAAGTCAGCTCCATACACCTATCGCTTAAGTTCATCTACAAATGCGTTTGGAGGTGGATGTAACTTCCAGAACATTCCATCGGACAAGTCCAAGGCAGCTGGTAAGGCTGCGGCTAGGGGGAAGACCTTCACCTTCCCAAACATGCGCTCGATGTATGTGCCTGACCCGGGCTACACCATGTTCGACATGGACTTGGACCGAGCCGATCTGCAGGTCGTGGTGTGGGAAGCAGATGATCAGATGCTCAAAGCCGCACTTCGAATGGGGGCTGACATTCACCTGCTTAACGCCTATGCACTGGAAGGGAAGAGTCCCCCACCATTGGAGGAGCTGGTCGAGATTCATCCGAAGTACATCGAACATCGAGGACCGCGCAAGCACAAGCGGGAATTTGCGAAGGTATTTTGCCATGCTACAAATTACGGTGGAAGTGCTCGCACCATTGCAGCTGCTACAGGTAACACCATAGCTGAAGTAGATCGGGCGCAACGTATCTGGTTTGCCAGTCACCCTGGAATCAAGAAGTGGCATGATCGTACATTGGAGCAGATACAGCGCTTCCGTTTTGTGGAGAATAAGTTCGGGTATCGCTGGCATATCTTTGACAGACTGGATAGGGCTTTGCCACAAGCACTGGCCTGGATTCCACAGTCAACTGTTGGGTGTTACATCAACAGGATTTGGGTCGCAATCTACGATAACATACCGGATGTGCAGGTACTGATCCAGGTGCATGACTCCCTGGTCGGTCAGTTCCCGACGCACATGGCAGCGGAGTGCAAGCAGCGTATAGCCAAAGTGAGCCGAATTGTGATTCCATATGATGATCCACTGATCATTCCAACCGGGATGAAGACTAGCGAAGTTAGCTGGGGAGCCTGTGTATGAGCACGAGTATGTGGACTATGAAACCTAAGATCTGGAAAGAAGGTCAATGGTGGTTTTGCTCTTACTACAAGCAAAGACTGAGAAATCTAACCTGCGATGGAGATACTGGAAGAGGTTTCACACCTTTTATAGCGTGGTATAATTGGAAGTACAGGACATATAATGCCAGCTAAACGACACTTCCCTTCCTGGCTCGAAGCGTATGTCAATTTCGCAGCTCACACCGAGGCCCCACGCCTGATGCATTTCTGGGCAGGTGTGTGGGCATTAGCAGGCGTCTTACGCAAGCGGGTCTGGATGGATCAAGTGGCTTTCAGGTGGGTCCCAAACTTCTTCATTGTGTTTGTTGCTCCACCTGGAGTCGTATCAAAATCAACCACCGCAGGATTTGCAGAGTCGTTCCTGCGCAATGTACCTGGAATTAAGTTTGGCCCGGACATTGTAACCTGGCAATCACTCATCACTTCTTTTGCCTCTAACTGTGAAACTTTCGAGTACAATGGCGAGCACTATCCAATGTCACCGATCAATCTGTGCGCATCTGAGTTCGGAAACCTTGTAGATTTCAGGAACAACGAGATGGTCAATATGTTCATCGATCTCTGGGACGGTCGCAAAGCACTTATCAAGAATACTAAGAACAGTGGTAATGACATTGTGGATAGTCCCTGGGTCAATATGCTCGCATGCACTACGCCAAACTGGATTGCAAACAACATGCACGCAGGGATTGTCGGCGGAGGTTTCACAGCTAGGTGCATCTTCATCTATGCGGATACCAAGGAACGTTTCATTGCCTATCCAAAGTATAACTTTCCTGAGCAACGAGACAACACTATTTTGAAACTTCAACAAGATCTAGAACATATTGCCATAACACTTTGTGGGGAGTATGAACTCAATGCAGCTGCACGTACCTGGGGAGAACGTTGGTACGAACAACACTGGAAGTCAGTATCCAACGGCTGGAGGGAAGAGTGGCTGTCAGTCTATATGGCAAGGAAACAAACTCACCTGCACAAACTCGCAATGGTCTTGGCAGCTTCGCAACGAGATGAACTACTGATAACAGAGAAAGACCTGAAACTAGCTGACGTTTTGCTTGAATCTACGGAAAAAGGTTATGCTAAAGTATTCGCACATGTCGGGAAAACGACAGAGGCAGTTGAAGCCGACAAGCTACTCGACTATATTAAGTCAATGGGCGAAGCAACGTATCCGAAAGCTTTCAAGATCTTGCACAACGCATTCCCGCAAGCAAGGGATTTGGAAGGAGCGATAACCGGACTCATACGAGCCGGCTGGGTGAACCTCGAGCAACGGGGTTCTGATATGTACTTAGTATATACTGGAGATGATGATGCAGGAAAAACCGATGATTGAGGATGTGTTTAATCCGAAGCAAGACTCTATACCTGAAGAACGTATTCCGCGAGTAGAAGACTTATTAAGAGAAGTATTTGCCCTTTTGAGAGAACGTGGAAAAGTTTATGACACCTCTGGAGAGTCTGGTCTCGAACGCAGTATGGAAAAGACCGTGGCCCTGTTCAACCTACGAACTGGTCACAACCTTACCGAGACCCAGGGCTGGATATTCATGGGGTATCTGAAGGATGTACGGCAGGATGCGGCCGGGGGAAAGCATCATGACTCAGCTATCGATAAAGTGAGCTATGCTTTGTTGGAGGCTGAGGCAAGGTTTCGGGCTAGGATGAACACGGAATGAATGCATTACATGAACACGAAACAACCGATCATCCACAAGTAACAGACCTGTCAATACTGCTCGGACTAGCCCCTGCCATAAAGCACACTCCACCAGCTAAACCCAAAGTCCTTTGCGAAGAAGACCTGCCTAAAGGGCGTGTATGGTTTAGCGGAACAAGTTGGATTTTCAATGTATGCTTTAAAGGTGTTCGATTAGAAAAAGCCGGTCATAAGACGGCGGAAGAAGCAGAAGCTGCTAAAAGCGCCTACCTGCAAAGACGCCTCAAGCAGCTTCAAAGTGCGGGCCAGTGATGGCCCGTTTTTTATTAATCAAGCCATCCAGCAAACCTATGCTTAGGAGTTGATTCCGGAGCAAGTGACCTCTCCATCCCGGTCTCCCAAAGTAGAGTTCCTAGAGTCTGAAACTCCGCATCGACAATGGCGTGGATATACTGATCACCTACTGGAATTGAAAGACCAGCAACAGTGTTTGTCAACACGACAGATTGACTAGGGAACTCCTCTCCATCTGCAGGAATGCAGATTATTTCTTTATAACTCATTTACCGGTCCCTCCAAGATCTTTAGGCTTTTCAAGTTTTGGCGGCTTTCCTTCTTTAATCAATTCAGCAGAAGTTTTCGACGTTTCACCGGGCTTGCGAAAAACCGTTGTCCCGTCTGGTTTGGATTCCACCAGCTTTTCCTTAATGACAATTGATTTATTCTCGTCGTTAAATTCTACCTTTAGATCTTTTCCGCTTTTACCGCGGAAAATTACACCAGGAGAAAGAAGAGTAAAGTTGGTAGCAATTGCAATTATCTTGTTCATGCCGTCACCGCCCGAAGTTCTGCATCAGTCATTGCATAGTTGTAGATGGCTGCGTTTTTGAAAAAGCCCGCAGCACTCGATCCTACCTCAATACTGGATAGTCCCATTCCGCCGTCGTAAGTTCCAGGTGTTCCAATAACTCCGCCAGAAGAAACAGTCATAGCACTACCGCCCCATCTAAAAGCCAACTTCTCTGACGATCCAGGAGTTCCAGAAGGACCGTTTGCTGAATTGGTTCCATCATACGCAGTAGCTCCAGAATTGGATGTCGATAGCAAGAGTCCGTTTGTCGCGCTACCTATTGCACAACCAGAATAAGCAGGAGGAGCCATCGCAACACACGCGCTTC